CGCCAGCGACGTCCTGAGTCTGAGCAATGAAACCAACACGCAAATCGCGGCGGAAAGCCTGAGCGTAGTTGTTCAAACGCGTCCGGTTGGTCACCGGGTTGGAGGCGCTGGAGACAGTCACGTCGGTGCCGTCGACCACACCCTGCAACTGCGGGGCCTGATAGTTATCGACCAGCCACGAGAACTGCATATTGCCCAAGTCCTTGCCTTTGGGGGCCATGGACACGAGCGGGGTCGACTTCTGGTCGACGATGGCGATGTAGTCCGCGAGGTCTTCACGAGCCGCGGAGGTGGAAGCGAGCGGAACAGATCCGCCCTGATTAGGTTGCAACAGAGGCATAACTAGAACTTCAATATTTGAGCCAATTCGGAGACACTTCCGGATTTCAAGAACTTGGATTTAGCGGCATCACGCTGGACCGTGGCTGCATCCTTCTTCATCGGAGCAGCAGTCGGTCTACCGGGTTGCGAAGGGGCCTTCTTCGGCAATGCGGCGGGTTTGCCTTTTGCCGATTCACGCTCCAGTCGCAACTTGCGTCCCTCTAGGAAGTCACCAACCAGCACCTGATACTCCGGCATCTGCGAGATTTGCGGCAACTGCCGCAACACCTGCTGTGCCGCCGTATATTCAGCGCTGGAGCGATCCTTCCACCAAGGATACAACTGCTCCGCGATAGGCTTGATCTGCTTGTAGTTCTGCAGGAAGCGAGCACGGTTTGGAATGTGCAGATCCAGCGCATCTTCGACACGCCTGCGGATCTGTTTCACGTCCTCCGCGCTGTACTCCTTGCCATCTACTTCGCACCCGTCGCTATTGTCCTCGCACCACCGACGCAGATTACGGGCCTTGGAGTACTCGTCATTGAGCTTCCCCTCATCCCACACATCAGCGAACGGATCCTGCGATGAAGCAACGGCAACAGGACGCTCAGATGCGGCCTGATCCAGCTTCGATTTCGCGTCGTTAAGCTCCCGTTCAAGTGCCTCGGCCTTCTCAAGCGCCTCTTTCTTTTGGCGCGTGAGCTTGTCGATGCGCTTCTTGAAGCCCAACGATTCGTCCTCGTTCTTGTCTTCTGAAAGAACCTCCTCAGGCGACTCGGCCTGAGATTCCATTTCATCGGTTGGATCCGATTCCTCGGCCTGAACATCCGCACTCGCGGCATCGGGCTCCGGAGACTGTTCCTCGACGTTCTGCACCGGCTTCTCTTCAGCCCCGCTGAAGCGTTCCTTCAGCACCTTAGCCAATGCCGCCTCATCGAAGGTAAGCGGATTGAGTGGAGGCCTTCCCGTGTTGTTTTGGGGTGTCGCTTCCCCTTCGTTCTGGTTATCCATGCTGTTTTGAGCCTAGCAAGTCGGCTGTTTTAACCATGGTTGATACGCCAACCAAGAAGCGTTGTACTAGTGAGATCAAATTGCTGACTAGTTGTCAACATTCTCACTCTTCAATGTGTTGATATACAACTGAAGGTCTTTGATAGATGCAGCTCTGCCACAGTTATAGGCTCTACCATTGGCATCTAGGTCGGAAAGTATGGCCGAATTGGTCTCTGACTCCAATTGGTCTGCGATTATCTGCTCAATGGCGACCAAAAGCGGATTCTGTTCGCCTGCTGAACGGAAGATTTCGACCAGTTTCTCAACTGAATAGCGGTTCATTGTACTCCAAGACGGCCAGTAATGGCGTTTTGCTGTTGTTGCACTGAGAACTGCAGATTCTCAAGGTACTTTTGCAGGTTTGCTTGGAAAAGCGGGTCCTGCTGCAGTTGCGCCTGATATTTCGGGTTGCTTTGCAGCACCTGCTGCGTGAATTGCAGACGCATTGCCGCGGTAGGATCGTTCTCGCGCAGTGCCGGCGGGTTTCCGAGGCTCATCAGGGCTACCTCATCGTTGGTTTCCTTAAACATCTTCTGTGAGGCAGGGCCGGTCTGCATCACAAGCTCGCTGGCAAGCGTAGGATCAATGGTGCGAAGCGCCACAGAGATCAGCTTGGCGCGATCAATGACGCCCACAGTGTCGAGAGGCAGCACCAAGGAGGATATAGCCTTGAGCTTCTCGGTCACAAGGTCGGTCGACAGCTCGCGCACGTCGAACTTCAGCGTGCAATCGAACTCCTGCACGTTCTCCGGAATCTGAATCTGAGATCCGGTCACGCGCATGATCTCCTCAGGTCCCATGTACTGCAGCACCAAGGCAAGAGTCTGTCTGAAGGCCTCGGTCCAGCCATGCAGCCAGTTGTTGATCAACCTCTGCTGGCGCATCTGAGTGATCGCAGGGGGCACCTTCTCGGTGGGACGACCAAAGTATCTGTCGGTCTGAGCCTCGACCGCTGCCATAAGCTGAAAGGCCACATTGGGTTCACGAGCGGGAGGCTGCATGAAACCAATCTCGCCCCTACGCAGCACCGGAATCTGAACCGCAGGACCAATCTTCAAGTTTCCGCCCCGAGTCTTCGGTACTTCAATCGGAGGAAGTGTCGTGAGGCTCGTATAATCGAACACCGAGTCGCGCTGCGCCTTGACCTCGTGCTGCCACGTAGACGCAATCTCGGGCGCTCCGCGGGATTCCACAATCTTCCGGTGGATCAACTCGCTGCGCCACACCACAAACGGATACTGCCCGTGGGCGTAATCCAGCAGCTCAAAGTAGCCCCACTTGTTTCCAACCTGCGGACAGAAGACCGTATAGAACACGCCGGGGATACCATCCTCGTCCACAGCCTTCTGATAGGCATAGACGATCTCAATCAAACTGGACCGATCCATCAGCGCATTGTTTGACAGGCCGAGCGTGTAGGTGTAGTCGGCGTAGTTGCTGAACCGACCCATCGTGTTGATTGCTTGCTGCGCCCACTCGGCATCCCACTCGTCAGTCTCGACCTTCTGCAGCACTTCCACCTCGGTCATGTAGAACCGGCGGAAGACAACACGGGCGCTCTGGATGTCAGTGGTCTCAGGAGGAAACGCCAGCTCATCGTACGGTGCCAATGCCGCGATCATCGGCTTGTTGGTGACCATCGTAGGCACAGGGAAGTCGCACTCGCCCTCGTCACGCAGTTCGCGCACAGCCTTCAATGCACGGCGCTTCTTGAGATTCGGGAAGGCAGCAAGCAAAAGCTCCGCGGACTGATCGTCGGCCTCCGGATTGGCAATGAGGTTCGGCAAGTCGGCAAGCACCGAGCCCTGAGGCGACTGAGCAGCCAAGGCAACGATCTGATCCATCGTCAGGTACTGCTCCTTCTGACCCATCTCCTGCTGCCAAGTGACGTGTACCCCGGTCCAGCCGTAGGTCCACAGGTACTGCGACAGCAGCTCAACCTCACGCGTCAGATCATTGTACATCCGAGCATTGATGGCCCAGTCCATCAGGTTATGCGCGGTCGACGCCACTTCCAGTTGGGATACGTTTGATGGCGATACCCTAAGCATCGAACGCCAGAAGGCAGTCGAGCACAGGTCGACCATGCCGTTGACCACCTCATCAGCCAGCGGAATACGAGTGTCGCTGGCTCCATCCCAAGGGAACGCCGGGCTTGTACGGTTGCCGTCGTTCCATTTTTTTCCGTCATCGGTCTGACCGGGCCACCGGCAGTAGCGCACGTTCTCAGTCTTCTGCACCCGACTTCCGATACCATACTCGGTAGCGGACCTGCGTAGCTCATCGGTCAAAGCACCGATGTCGGGTGATGAACCAACCTTCGCCATCTGGTCGGTTGCCGTCTTATAGGAATTATCTTGCATGGTCTTAAATACTAGTATCCACCGCCGCCGCGGGAATCAAAGCCCCCCTTGCCCACGTAAGCAAGGCCGGAGACCAAGAGCATACCCAAGCAATCAATCGGATCCTTGCTCGCACCCTTCTGCCCGTCACGTCCGGTGTGCTCGCTCAAGGCATACACCAGATTGCTGCAGTCCTTGGTGATGTACAGGCTCGGCTCGTTCAATGGCGTCAGTGGCTGCGTTGCATCGTAGGACAGCAGGCTGTTGATGGCCGACGTGCGCTGGTCCACTGGCACTCCCGGTGCCGGTACGAATGCCATGGGCTCATCCAAAGGATTCTCCGATTCGCCCAATAGGTCGATGAGTGTAGTCCCGCCCTGCTCCGATAGCGCCGGACTTCCGCCAGCCTTAGGGTCGATCAGACGCATCACAGGCTCGCCGTAACCAAGCTCGGCCTCAATTGTCCTGAAGAGGTTGCGGTACTCCGATATCGACCGGCCTGCATCCAGAGTCTGTGCCGGCCCAGCCTTGCCGTCAGGCTTCTCACTAGGCAGCACCCACTCGCCGTAGTTGCTGAAGTCGGGAAACTCCCGCACCACAATGCGCTTTCCATCCTCGTAGACTAGGATCCACAAGCAGAACCAATTACGTGCGCCTGCAGGATCGCAGACCATGTACAGCGTTCCACCAGAAGGCACCTTCTCACGCTCAATGCAGTGGATATCCGGCCTGAACCTAGCGAAGGCTTTCCCGATGCTGTCGCTGGCCCACCCGTAGGCCCGGGTCAGGATCTGGCCCATGGGAGATGCCACCAGCTTTGACTTCATCTCGTCGAATGGGTTGTACGGGTTATCCTCGGAGAAGAAGAAGACCGTTCTCCGGTTGGTCTGGGCCTGCACCATTGTGCGAGCTGACTTGCCCACGGGCCACGTAGGCAGCGCCTGCTTGCCCTTGAGCAACTCAGCTTCATCGAAACGGCTGATGGCAGAGCCAGCGGTGAACTCCTTATACACCGAGGCCACGCCCTCAAGCGGCGTCTGCGTCACCAAGAGCTTGCCGCGGCGTGTAATCAACCGATACCGCAGCGTCTCAACCCAGCTCTGTGGCACCAACTCATCACACCAGATCAGGTCAGCCTCACGGCCCTCAATGGTGTTCTCGGATTGCGTATAGTTCAGGAAGTCGCACCGTGAACCATTAGGCAGAATGAATGAACCATCTGTGAAACCATTCTTCCTGCTGTAGTTCAAATAGTGAATACGGCCTTTCTTGGTAGCTCGTAGTGCTACAGGCAGGTAGTTATATATAGCAGGCTGCTGCACAGTTACGCTAGTGGCATGGCTAGTGTGACAGCATAGTACACTAGCGTTCTCCTTCTCCAATAGCGTTTGCACAACACGGCGTGCTGCCCACAGCGTCTTTCCTGCGCGGTTGCCACCGGAGATCAGCAGCTCCTGAGTAGCGCCAAACTCGGTGTTGGCTACCTCCCAGTGGTCGGGGATGAAGCCGTAAGTGTACGGATCGGCTTTCTCAAGGAGTACGAGCTGGGTGCGCTTGAGCTTCAACTCCAGTGCCCGGGGGTGCTGCGCGTCGACCTTGGGTATGACAGGGTGCTGCGGTTGCTCGTTCCACCATGCGTCGTTGCAGGCTTCGGAGCAGAAGCGCTTTTGATTGGGGCCGACACGGGGTTTGAGGATGGTGAAGAGCTTGGAACAGGTGAGGCAGATGGGGTTGGTCATTTCTCAATATTTTTCGTTTCTGAAACCCGTCGACTTTTAGCGTTCCCGCGGAATGCCCGACCCCCTCCCCCGGGGTGGCCCTTGTAACGGGGTAGGACATTGACCCGGCGGAGGGGTGCTGACGTGCGTTTCGCTCAATGTTTACGGG